CGACTTTGGGATCGGCGAAGATGACGATGAGTGGCAAGTTATCCCCACAGCGTGGATTTTAGCTGCCCAAGCGCGCTGGGCCCCGACCTATGAAGAGTATCTGATCAAACTTGTACGGCGTAAGGACGGCCCAAAAATCGCGTCAGCATTAAGCGGTGCCGATTTGGAAGCCCTTAGGTACCCCTCCGCTTACACCGCGGCGGCTTCGCCGATACTTGATTCGAACCCTCGTGATGGGGAGCGAGGCACAGAGGCTCAACAAGGTGAGGAGGAGCCTAGAGTACTGAAGCCTGACGACATACCTGATTTAGACATCCCCAAGACGCAGCCGCGTAGCCTTGAAGAGTTCTTTAAGCAGGCAGGAGTAGGAGTAGATACGTCAGCGTTGCTAACAGAAGACCAGCGTAAGCTGAACTACAACGTCTATGGAAACCTGGATATTACTAAGGGGTTCAGCTCCGATCTGCCTGGTAGTAGGGACATTGGCGTTGACGTTTCTCGCGGTGGTCGTGATAAGACGGTCTTTAGCGAGAGACGTGGTAGTTGGTTTGCTACTCTTCGTCTCGTACCTGGCGTTGATACTCCTGATGGTCCAGCTGTCATTAGTAAGGTCGTCGAGTTCGGATTCAGCGAATGGCGGATCAAGATCGACGTCGTTGGGGTCGGGTCCTCACCAGTCGACGTCGGGAAGCTCAAGGGCATCGACGTTGTGGCAATGAACGGCGCCGACAAGTCGGTCGCCACTGATCGCTCCGGTACGCTAGGATTCACTAATGCGAGATCGGAATGGATCTGGCTATTCAGAGAGGCTCTGGATCCGTCACTTGGGCTGGAGATTGCTCTGCCTCCCGATAGCGAACTGGCGGCTGATCTTGCTACTGCTCGTTGGTCTCTTACTGTCCGTGGGATCCAGGTAGAGGACAAGAAGAGGGTTAAGGAGCGGCTAGGTCGCAGTCCTGACAAGGGTGATGCTGTGATCAATGCGTTCGCGCAGCCATCGATTCCTGGTCAGGGTTTCTTGCACTTCTACAAGGATGAACTCAAGCGCGCAGAGGAGTATGCTCGCGAGAGGGCTCGTTTGACTATCAGGGGACCTTATACCCCTGGCGACGGCAGTCGTGAGTATAGGACCTAACATGCATGGACACGTCACTACTGAGCAGGTTGTAACTGTAGTTGACGCTGCTCTGAAGGGCAATATTACGGGATTGAAGGCTTGGCATGCTATGAGGGAAGCCTTCAAGGATGGACGGCCGCTCTCGGTTCGAGAGTTCGAGCTGTTCAGTGAAAGCCTGGAGGATCTGGTGTGCGATCCTATGGGAGGGCTGATCGTGCGTAACCTAGGACGTAGTTAAGACAATTACGTCCGCAACTGGACCGAAAGGATGTAACACATGCCTTGGGTTAGAGGTTTTCTTCGCGTAGTACGTCCGGGACATCGTCCCGATCAAGGATTGCCTCCAGGTGAGGGTCCTGTAGATCCCGACTATGGGATTGGGAGTGAGCATCCTGATCAGGGGCTTCCGGGCATCGACGGACCGGTCGATCCAGGCTGGGGTGTAGGAAGCGAGCGTCCGGGGCATCTGCCATCCTATGGTGGTCGCCCAGTCGATCCTGGCTATGGAATCCCACTTCCTCCAGTCATCGACAACGGTCTTCCTGGTGGCGGTAACTATCCTGATCAGGGGCTGCCTGGTCGTCCGCCGCATGCGGGTCACTTGCCATCACGTCCGACTTTCCCAGTGGCTCCGGATCAGGGATTGCCTCGTCCGCCGGGCGTTTGGCCGAAGCCGCCGAGCCCTCCGGGGATCTGGCCGCCCAGCCCACCGCTCTATCCGTCTCACCCGATCTATCCAGGCGGTGGTGGAGCCTCTGGTGGAAGTCCTGATCAGGGTCTGCCGTTGCCTCCGGGCGCAGTGTGGCCACCTCTTCCGCCCGACATCGCCGGCAAGGTGATGTGTTTCGTGTGGATCGTGGGGATTGGCTATCGTTGGACTGTGATCGATCCGTCGCTCAAGCCCACTCACCCGATCGAACCGGGAGGTCCGGTAGCTCAGCCGAAAGGCTAGCCGAACTGGGTGGACTAATCGTCATGTGGCGTGCATTCATCGAGCGAGTGCGCGCCATGTGGCGACGCTATTTGGGAGGACTGTGAGGAAACTAGCATGGTCAGACGTAATGGCACGTCCTCCCTTCGACATGCTGAGAGCGGTCTTCTGGCTGCTAGCCTGCGTCATCATGTTCGAGATGGCGTTAACCTTGTTCGCTGGCGTAGGCTGCTTCTGGCTGATTCTGATCGGCCGTTACGAAATGGGCGCCTGCTCGAACGTCAGTACACAGGTTCGAGAAATATTCGCCGAGCTTCTGGCCGCCGTGCTGGCGTTATTGCTTGCTTCACGAGGGTCACGGCCTCCTCCGGATCCACCAGATCCTCCAACGGAGTCCGGACATGAGTGATGTCGATCCTGAAGCCACGGCAGAATTTTGTATCGTCTGTCGGTATGCTCAGGTTTACCCGACCGACCATGTGAAATTCCTCTGTCGCCGCTATCCGCCTCGTCCGGTACATAATCCTGAACGCATACCTGCTCCTATGGTCGACGCTTACGACTGGTGCGGCGAGTTTCAGAGAGGAACACCGGCACCGGCTGAACTTCCTACCACGCTACCTACTCCGACCGGTAACAGACGCAGGTAAGGAGGTCTGGTGATGCAGGAGAAAGCAATTGTCTATGCGATCATCGCCTGGCTGGCATGCTGGCTAGTCGATCTGATCATCATCGTTGCGAGAGGTCCGGTACTGATTGACCCAATCCTCAAGCTGGTGATCGTTCTAGTATGCCTGATCATAATTCTGGTTGGGCTTGCTAGACACGGGTGGCTACTGGCATGAATCTCTTGCTACTCATCTTGATCATCGTCATTTTGTTCGGAGGGTTCGGAGGCTTCTACGGCTATCGCAGCGGCTACTACGGACCTCAAGGGGCAGGTCTTATAGGAGTAGTCCTCGTCATAGTACTGCTCGTGTTGCTGTTCGGGGGAGGAAGGATCTACTAGCCATGAGTGAAAGTGCAGACAAACAGGAGCTGCCTGCTGACGAACGCCTGAGGCGCATCGAGGGCGAACTGCAACATATCAAGATGCTGCTGACCCGGATTGCTAAAGACCTGAAGGTTGACACCAAGCTAGTCGAAGCAGGGGACTGAGATCAGTGGCTTTCGTTGCCAAAGGATATGAGCGACTTGCCGGGAGCGTGGTCCCGAACGGCCACTGTGTCGCTTATGTCCGTGAGGTAACGGGAGCGCCGCCTACAGCCAGATGGCGGCGAGGTGCTCTGGTGCGTGGGGGTGAACACGCACCAGGCACCGCTATTGCTACGTTCAATCCTGATGGAAAGTACGGGAATCATACAGACGGAAGGAGTCATGCAGCAATTCTAGTATCGGTCAACAGTGATGGACTGCTAGTATATGACCAGTGGCTTAATCAGCCAGTAGCCCAGCGTACGATTCGCTATCGCGGTCTGACTAACTCGAAGAATGCTACGAACGACGGCGATGCTTTTTACGTGATCGAACTGGAAGAGGATACGGACGTTGCCTAGTCTGCCGATAGGGCCAGCAGGTCCAGTAGGACGAGTCAGTCCTGTAGTACCAACATTCGTGCAGCGAGTGGTGGCAGCTAGTCGTTACGTTATTACAGGGGTAGGACCTCAGAACTGGTTCGGTCCGTGGCAACCTCTTCAGCCATTTACTGGACAAGGAGAAGACGAAGGCGCTAAGGGACGTAGATTCCACTATCAGACGGGCTACAACCTCAACTACAATCCGCGCTCGCAAGAGGCGGTATCCTTCAATGATCTGCGTCAATTGGCGCAGAACTGTGACATCCTACGAGGTGTTATCGAGGCCAGAAAGGATCAGATTGCGGCCTTAGACTGGGCTATCAGGCCTCGTGAATCTACAGGTCAAGAAGGAGGTCTGAACGTTGTCGCCGGAGATGTAGGCAAGCTTGCTGGTAGCGATCCTGACTCTGGTGCAGGATCTCCCGATTCGGGCGGTTCTGAGTATGGTCTCCCCTCAGGAAACAGACCGACCTCCGTACAGCGATCCGAACTGAACACCTTGAAGCTGTCTCCTCAGGTCAAGGCAGACATTCGCACGATGACTGACTTCTTCATGTATCCCGACAAGGAGCATACGTGGGATCAGTGGATGCGGTGTGTCAACGAAGACATGTTTGTAATTGACGCTGCCACGATATACAAGCGTATGACTCGCGGCGGAGATCTGTATGCCTTGGAGCCTATTGACGGAAGTACTATTTTCCCTCTCCTTGACGCTACTGGTCGTCGCCCTACTAATCCAGGTGATCCTGCTTACCAACAAATCCTCCATGGTGTACCGTCTGCTAATTACACGGCATCCGAGCTCCTATATATGCCTCGCAATGTTCGCAGTGATCATGTTTACGGTATGTCTCCTGTTGAGCAGGTGGTTGTTACCGTCAACACTGCCATAAGACGGGCAGTATACCAGCTGGATTATTACCTTGCTGGCAGTACGCCTGACGCATTCGTAGGACTGCCTGAGGCGTGGAACCTTCAGAACATCCGTGATTTTCAGTCCTGGTTTGACGGTCTGATGTCAGGCAACCTCATGAATCGACGTAAGGTTCGGTTCATGCCTGGCCAATTCAAGTACGTGGAGACGAAAGAGCCGCCCCTGAAGGATGACTACGATGAGTGGCTCGCCAGAGTCATCTGCTTCATCTTCTCGATCAGTCCCGAACCGTTTGTTACTCATCTTAATCGTGCTACTGCTGGCAGTGCGAGGTCGCGTGCGTTGGAGGAGGGTCTGGCTCCTTCTCAGCGCTGGTGGAAAGGTCTGATGGATCAAATCCTGCGGTTTGATCTGAAGCACCCTGAGTTGGAGTTCGTGTTCTTAGAGGACCGTGAGCAAGATCCCAAAGCACAGATGGAGATAGATACAGGCTATGTCAAGTCAGGAATCTTTGCCATCGACGAAGTCCGTAAAGAGCGAGGCAAACTCCCAATGGGAGGTCCAGCAGAGGAACCGATGCTGGCGACGACTTCTGGCTTTGTCCCAATTGGGGCCCTCACTGGGCCTGATGCGGTGGCCGCTTTGGCAGCCGGTGGCGCAGCCGGAGCACCTTCCGACGGACCCGACGGAGATGGAAAAGCGGGTGCAGGAGTGGCAGGAGCGGGGCCGGCAGGGCGTGGTAAGGGTGGTTTGGGCAGAACCAGCCCCAGATTCGCATCTCCGGTAAGTCCTGGTCGTACTAGCAGTACCGCTAAGGAGTAACAACAATGACTCCTGACACCATCTTCGTTCTAGCTACAGCTCCTGGACAGAACCTTGTATGCGCTAGCGGTAATGTATACACCGCCAATGCTCAGGGCTTCCTTACGATTCCTGCAGCGTCTATTCCTGCAGGGGACAAGGTAGACCTCCTGAACATGGGGTGTCTTAACTATGCTGTCGCCCATGTAGGTCATGCTGTCAACATCAGCCTATCTTACGTTGGAGACCAGCCTATCCCAGTTCGCATCCCTAACGGCATCAAGTTTAGAGTCAATCGTGTTGTCATGGTGAATGCAGATGCAGTTCCCACTGCAGTTACTGGCAACATTTACTCTGCTCCTGAGCAGGAAGGGGTCCTGATAGCCGACCTGGACAACGCTATCAAGCTGACGTCTGCTGACATCGCAGAGAACCTGACACTCCTTACTACTAACTCAACGGTCGAGTGGGGCGAGGGAGACAATAATAACTTCTACCTCAACATTACAGTTCCGTCATCTGTCTCATGCACTGTAGATATTTACGTGTACGCTGATGTGTTCTGGCCGTTCCTTAACCCGGTAGGTGCTGGTAGTGTATGGGACAGCGGTGCATCTGTCTGGGATAAGGGTGCAAGCACGTGGGATAAGGAGACCCCGTTAAATGCCTAGCCAGATTGATCCCTCAATCCCGCCCTTTGGTGATCCTGCGACACAAAGTGTACGGGAGAACTTCCAGCACGCTGCTGCCGAGATCAGTGCCCTGCAGGCTGCTGTAGGAGACGTCAGCTTTCCTGACGCTCCCAACGACGGCATTGTTTATGCCCGTCTGGACAACGAGTGGACTCCTGTAGTCTCCGAGTCAGGCGGTGACTATACTGGTCCTGTTGGCTTCAGAGCTCCAGGCATCCACTTCCCCACGATGACGTCGGCTAACGCCAACTACCAGTTCGCTTGGAGTAACAGTCGAATATGGCCTTATGTTAATGGCATTGCTCAAGGTGCTCTGGCTTACCTGACCGATGTAACAGCGCCTAGCGTAACAAGTGTTGCTGGTAGGGCAGGCGACATCATCCTTACTCATACTGACATCACCGACTGGACTGCTACTCTCACACCATACGCGCTGGCGTCAAGCGTCCCCTTAGGCTCCAATACTATGCCTATTATGGCAGGTAACGGAACTGCAGGGACAGCAGCTACATGGGCGCGTGGCGATCACGTCCATCCAGCAGATAACACTCGTGCGCCTCTGGACTCACCGTCATTTACCGGCCTTCCGGTGGCTCCTACTGCTCCTTCAGGTACTAACAGCTCCCAGTTAGCCACAACGGCTTATGTGACGGCTGCGGTAACGGTAGCTGAAGCAGCAGGCGTCAGCTCGTTCAATACTAGGACGGGGGCTGTAGTACTGACAGTTGCAGACATGTTAAGTCTGGGCTTTATTACATCAGCAGTCAGCGATATTCGTTACGTAATGGGGGCCGGCGATCAGATGGACGGCCCGCTCGATATGAAGAGCAACCCCATCCATAATGTGCCTGCTCCTACGGCTCCTCTTGACGTCGCGAACAAGTCATACGTAGACAGCGCTGTATCCGGAGTTGCGGTAGGAGTCAGTAGCTTCAACACACGTACGGGCGCTATCACTCTCACTAGCGGCGACGTAACCACAGCCTTAACATTTACCCCTTACAATGCTACTAACCCTAGCGGATATCAGACAGCTTCGCAAGTAAGTGCAGTTCTTCCGGTAGCCTCAAGTACTCTCCCATCGATGGACGGTGCTGCAGCTATAGGTACTGGAACTACTTGGGCGCGCAGTGATCATGTTCACCCGGCAGATACTACACGTGCTCCGTTAGCATCTCCCAACCTTACAGGTACTCCTACAGCTCCTACTGCTACCGCAGGCACCAATACAACACAGCTAGCTACTACTGCCTTTGTTGGCGCTGCGATCTCAGCTGGGGCTGCTGGTGTAAGCAGCTTTAACACCCGTACTGGAGCAGTTACTCTCACTAACGCGGACGTGATCGCGGGACTAACGTTTACGCCGTATAACGCAACTAACCCAAACGGCTACCAGACGGCGGCTAACGTCACTACAACTCTTGCCCCATATGCGTTAACCGCGAACGTGCCTGCTGCATCTACCACTATGCCAGCGATGGATGGGACGGCTGCGGTAGGAACAGGGACTACTTGGGCTAGAAGCGATCACGTTCATCCAGTAGATACTAGCCGTTATGCAGCCAGTAACCCATCTAACTATGTCAATGCAGCAGGAGCGGCAGCAGCCGCTCCAGTTCAGTCATTCAACACTCGCACTGGTGCAATCGCACTGACGTCAGGCGACGTCACCACGGCTCTCACATTTACACCATACAACGCGACCAACCCTAGCGGGTATCAGACTGCAGCCAACGTCACTACATCGCTAGCCCCTTACACCCTTCTGGCAGGCGGTAATATGACGGGCGTCCTGAACCTCAAAGGGACGGTCGCAGCTGATAGCGCAGCATCGGGGGTAGTAGGCGAGTTTATCTCAGCAAGTCAAGCCACTGCTACAAGCTTAACTACTGCAACTGCTCTAAATCTTGCCACTTTGCCCTTGACGGCTGGTGACTGGGACGTCTGGGGTCAGATCATATTCACGCCGTCAGCCGCTCCTAGTAGCTTGAGCGCAGCGGTCGGTTCCACTTCAGCTACGTTACCTACAGCTGCTCAGCTCGCTG